GATCGGGACAACATGGACCAGATCGCGGCGGCGGGCCTGGACAAGGGTTTTGACCACTCCCTCATCTCGTCCGAGCAGTTCGGCTGCGCCGTCGTGTTTGCGCACAACGACCAATGGGCGGACCTGCTGCCGCACATCGCCAAGGAATTCCATCGCTACGCAATCTGCCAATGGCACAAGACGAATCCAATGCCGGTGGCGAACAAGCACTACCAGCCGGACACCGAGATATACGTCCACGCTTGGTGCCAAGGGCACCATCCGGCAGGCGAACTGTGTCAGAAGCAGCGTTTCATTCTCGCCCCGAATGGTCAGGACGGAGCAATCGCGCACCCGACGGTCAAGCCGCTCGCCGTGATGCGAAAGATCGTCGCCAACGTGACAGGGCAACTCATATGCGACCCGTTCATGGGCAGCGGATCAACGGGCGTTGCGGCGGTACAGGACGGCCGAGACTTCGTCGGGATCGAGGTCAATCCGCGGTTTTTCGACCTTGCATGCAAGCGAATCGATGAAGCGCAGCGGCAAGGCTCGCTGTTCGGGGCGGCGGCATGACGTGCCCAAGAACACCGGCACCCCGCCACCGTTTGAAACGGTCGACATATGCTTCCGTAACGGTGTCGTCGTGCGGGGCATCTCGCCGAAGCGCTACCGGTGGACGCTGGCCGACAGGGCTTATCCACCATCCTACGACTTCGACATCATCGACTGGCAGTTGACCGCAAAGGGGTGAGCGATCCACGGTGTTTATGGTATGTTCTCAACAGATTGGCAGGGCGGATTTATGGGGCGGCAGATGAATAGCGCGGCGTTTCGGGCATCGGTGGCGGCGGCTGTGCTGGCGGGCAAGCCTGCCCCGGTGCGCAAGCTCCCCAAGCCGGTCAGCAAGCCCGCGCGACGGCCGGTACAGGAGCATGTCGACGCCACGCCCGAGCGGATCGCGCGGGCCAGCGATGACGATGGCGTTCGGCACGACCGCGTCGTTGATGCGATGATCGATAAGGCGGGCGAGCGGGCCAAGCTGACGCGCAAGTTCGCCGACAGCTGGATCGACCGCATGCTGGTGCGCAAGCAGCTGACCTATCCCCAGTGGTTCGCGTGCGACTGGTACGCCACCCTTCATACTGCGGCCCACAGCGCAGCGCGAGTGGTCGCTGACTATGGCGAGGGTTGCGGCGGGGCTGGCCGGGAGAACTATGGCCAGCCCCTCTCGGCTCGGCAATGGGATGCGCGCCGCCGCCTGCGCGATGCCCGCGCCGCGATCCCGACCAACATGCTCGCGCTGTTCGACCAGGTCGTGATCGAGGACTCCATGCCGTCGTTCACCAATGGCAGGCAGCGTGCGCGCTTCGCCGAGCACATCGCAACCGCTGCCCAGAAACTGGCCACGGCCATCAACGCACCAGGCGCTTGACGACACAGCCCATTTCATCCATACCAATCCATAGATGTGAGAGCCGCGCCCGAACGGGTTAGCGGCTCTCGCTGTATGTGGCCGAGCAGGCTCATTACCCAGCCACAGCTTAAGATCAGCCTTCCGAGGTTTCGCCCAGCAATTCCGCGAGCTTCTGCTCGTCGCTCTTATCCTCGGCCGTCGTGCTGACGGTACGCGAGCGCGATGGATCGGTCTTGCCGATCGGACCGCCAACCGGCGCGGTGCAGCCCTGATCGCGGGCGTCGTCGTCGGCCAGTTCACGCTGACAGTATCGCTGGGCCGACACAGGGGCGCTCGCTGCACCAAGCAGCATGGCGCCGGTAACGGCTGCGAGAACGGCACGCTTATTGATAGCCATTATACTCTCCCGATTCGCTGGGGATGCCAGCGGAGGGAGTGTGACAGGCTGTCGTCGGGGCGCAAGCTGTTGGAAGGCTGGCAATCTTTCGACATGAGGTGCGGTGCATACCGCGCCCCCTTTGGGTCCTTCCCGGCCCTTTCCCAATACGGGGGGCAAAGGCGCAACTTCCGTCTAGCCACAAGATAATCGCATAGTTCTTCCTCCCTCTGGGCGCTCAAAGTCGCAGAAATCCGCCATTTATCACGGTTTTGGCAGGGAAGTAGGACCCCTTGGGGAGGGAAGTCGTGGAAATCGACCTCGAAGAGCCCACGCGCGCGATGATCGGTGCCGTTCTTGGCGTTTCGAGCCGGTGGATCGGCGAATTACGGTCGAAAGGTGACATGCCCGCCGACGGCGCAACCCTCTTGGAAAACCTCGAGGCCTGGGCCGCCAACAAATACGGGATCGAAGGGGCGCAGGGCGACCTCGACCTCGAAACCGAGCGGGCGCGCTTGGCCAAGGAGCAGGCCGACAGCAAGGCCATGGATAATGCCGAGCGGCGCCGCGAGATCGCGTCTTTGCCCGACATGTCCGGTGCCGTCGTCGCGGTCATCGCCCTTGCCGTCACCCGGTTGCAGCAGATCGGGCTGGAGGTGGCGAACGGCGATCACAAGCTGCGCGCCAGAATCGACACCGCCGTCAACGATGCCCTGGAAGAATTGACCGTGGCGCGCGTCGAGGAGGCAAGAGGCGGGGGCCTGAATGAGGAAGAGCCCTCGGAAGACGAAGAGGGCTGAACCCTCGGTCATTCAAGTTGTCGGTGCAGAGATCGCGGCGGCAGCCCGCGAATGGCTCAGCATCTTCAAGCCCCGGATCAAGCCCAAGCTATCCGAGTTTATGCGCGATCATGGCCGGACGGACGATGGACGGCGCATCCGGCCATTCCCATTCCAGTCGGATATGGCGGATGCCTTCACCGACCCGGAGACGGAACAGGTCTCGGTCCGGAAGAGCAGCCGCATCGGCTATTCGACCATCCTGCAATGCTTCGTCGCGTACCGCATCCGATACGACCCGGCGCGCTCGCTGATCTACCAGCCGACCATCGACGACGCCGAGAAGTTTAGCCGCGACGACCTCGACCCGGTCCTGCAATGGAAGATCGTCCGCGAGGTCGCGACGTTCAAACCACGGCATGCCGATAACCAAATCCGGGCGAAGCGCTACAAAGGCGGATGGGTCCAGATCAAGGGCGCCAACAGCCCCAAGGAATTCCGTCGCGTCACCGCTGATGACGTGTTCCTGGAGGAATGCGACGGGTATCCGTGGGCCGCCAAGGAGGAAGGCGACCCGGCCCGCTTGGCGTTCAAGCGCAACCTGACCTCGCCGCGCCGTTTCCGCGCTGCTGGTTCGACCCCCAAGGTCAAAGGCTTCAGCCGGATCGACGGCCTGTTCGAACAGGGCAGTCAGGAATATCGGTATGTGCCGTGCCCGGAATGTGGGCACATGCAGAAGCTGGTGTTCGGCGACGGTACCGGCGCTGGCATCCGTTGGGAGCCGCGCCACGCTCCGACCCGCGCATGGTATCAGTGCGAAAACGGCTGCGAGATCGACGAAGAGCACAAGCCGTGGATGGACGAGCAGGGCGAATGGCGCGCTGACAATCCCGCCGCCTTCCCCCGCCACCGGTCCTTCCATATCTGGGCAGCCTATAGCCAGCACCCCGGCGCGGCTTGGCTGGAGATCGCACGCGAGTTTCTGGAGGTCCGGCATGATCCGAACCTGCTGAGAACGTTCGTCAATCAGGTTCTCGGCGAGGCGTGGGCCGAAAAGGGCGAAGCCCCGGAATGGCAGCGCCTTTACGATCGCCGGGAGAAGGCGATGATGGTCGGCACGCCTTCCGCAAAGGCCGCTCTTCTCATCGGCGCTGCCGACGTTCAGCGCGGCGGCGGCGGTCGCATCGATCTCGATATCTGGGCTTTCAGGCCGGACGGCGGACGTGAGTTTGTCGAGCGCATCGAGGTGTTTGGCCCCATCGCCGATCCCAAGACCTGGGCCGGTCTGGATGAGGCGGTAGCGCGGACGTGGGTGACAGCCGACGGTCGTCGCCTCCGGCTTGCCAGGGTCGCGATCGACTCTGGCGATGGCGAGAACACCATGGAGGTCTATCGCTGGGCACGCCGCCATCCCGGCTTCGCCATGGCGGTGAAGGGGCGCGAAAGCATCGCCGCACAGCAGGCGATTGGCTCGCCGACGTGGCAGGACGTCACGGTCAACGGGCGCAAGATCAAGAAGGGCGTCCGGCTGTGGAACATCGGCACGTCGATGCTGAAGATGGAGCTGTACGGCCAGCTGGCGCTGGAAAAGCCGGTCGATGGCGAAGACTATCCAAAGGGGTACGTCTTCCTGCCGGACGGCACGCCAGATGAGTGGATCAAGCAGTTGGTCGCCGAGGAATTGCGAATCATCCGCCTCCGCAACGGCGGCTTTCGGCGGGAATGGCACAAGGTCCGGGATCGTAACGAGGCCCTCGACAACGCCGTCTATGCTCGTGCGGTCGCGGTAAGCCTCGGCGTTGATCGCTGGGGGCCGCGCCAGTGGGGTAAGCTGATGGGCGCCATAAAGGCCCCACGAAAGACCATCACCCCGCCACAGGCATCTGAAACGGTCACCGATCAGGCGTCTACGCCAGCACCACCGCCCCGCGCAAAACGACCCGCTCAGGGTCGCCGGTCCAACCCGTTCACCAGTCGAGGGAGATAGCGATGGCATACCAGCAATCCGATCTCGACCAGCTGCACCAGACGCTGCTGACCGTCGCCACCGGCGCGCAGAAGGTCCGCTTCGCCGACGGGCGCGAGACGACGTTCCAGACAGTCGATGCCGTCACGGCGGCCATCAAGGTCGTGGATGCGCAGTTGAAGATGCAGCGCATCGCCCAGGGCGGCATCGTCCGGCGGCGCACGCCCTATTATCGAAGCGGGCTTTGACCATGGCGGCGCGCTCTATCCTCGACCGGCTGCTGCGCCGACCGGCACCCGCCGTATCTGCGGTACCGGCGACCAACCAGCGCATCCGAATGGGCCGTGGCGCGCGCGCTGCGTATGATGGCGCTACCCAAGGGAAGCGGGCGGCGGGCTGGCGCCGGAATCGGCTGGATGCGAACAGCGAGCTGACGCCCGCCGTGCAGGCGCTGCTGCGAGGCATCGCGGCTGACCTCGTCCGCAACAACCCGTTCGCAGCGCGGGGATCAGCCAAGATCGCTGAGGCGATCGTCGGCACCGGCATCACGTTTCAGGTCTACCGGAACGGCAAGGTCGATGACCGACTGAACGATATCGCACGTCGTCACCTCGACAAGGCGACCTGCGACGCGGGCGGACGGCATGACCTGTACGGCCTTCAGTTGCAGGCGGCCCGGACCATCGTCGAGCGCGGCGGCGCGGTCGTGCGGCGGCGCTGGCGCCGGGCGTCGGACCGGCTGCCGCTGCCGTTCCAGCTTCAGGTGCTCGAGCCCGACTATATCGATCCGTCGCACAACGGGCCGCTGGCGAGCGATCCGGGCAAGCCGGGCGGGTTCTGCGTTTACGGCGTCCAGTTCGACCCGATCGGGCGGCGTGAGGGATACTGGCTGTACAA